TTCCAGCGGTTGTCGTGCTGGTGAATCCCGTTCCTGCTATGCCTCCGCCATCAAACGAAATGCCGCTGGAATTGAGTGTTATCGTTGCGCGCCCGGTGACGTTTACATTCGTTCCGGCAAGCCCCGATCTGATCGCGCTTGTGGCGCTGGTGTACTGCAGCCCATGTGCAATCCGCAATCCTCCAGCATTGTTCTGGAAGCTGACACCATTTGAGTCCTGGAAACTCAACGTCTGAAACGTACTCGAAACATCTGCACTGAACGCTTGTGCGCTTTGGCTAGTCAAGTAGTTAGCATTGCTACTTTGGTAGTCCGTCTTTACAGAACCGACAACTACGCCATTCGACAAACTAAAGCTGACACCCTGCGTATTTGAGAACTGAATCGTCCCACTGGATGTACTTGTTCCAGAAGCGCTGTAGTACATCGGCTGCACGGTCTGTGCAGGATTCGCGCTGATTCTGACGTACTGACTTGCGCCATTAACACTGGAGCCTAGCGTGACGTTTGCCTGCGCAGACCAAATTACCGTACCGCTGGAATAGGTAGTGTCAGATACGCCAACCCCAGAAATGCCGGTGACTGCTGCCGCTCCTGGTGCAGCCACAGAAAACCGAACGTATTGGCTACCACCGTTTACGCTGGTGCCGATAGTGACGTTGGCCTGATTCGAGAAATAGACAGACCCGGAGGTGTACGTTGCATTAGAGGCGATGATCCCGCTGATTGCCGTCTGTAATCCGCCAGCAGCCGTCAGGAAGTTAGGCACGCCCATCGTCAGGCCGTTAGTACCCAATGCCGCAGTGATCGCCGTTCCAGCGGTTGTCGTGCTGGTGAATCCTGTACCCGCTAATCCAGATCCGTTGAACTTGATCCCCAGGCTGTCCAACGTGATCGAGGCGTTGCCTGTGATCGTCGCTGCCGCTGTTCCGCCCGCAAACTTAGTTGTGCCTGTCGAGGGAAACCCATCGTGACTAGCAGTGATCGTCGATGCGTTTCCACCAAAGGTAATCCCGTTGCTGTTCGCAAAGACGACCGAGCCAGTAGAACCAGCTAGTTGCATCGTGCTCTGCGTCTGTACTGACTGGCTCGATGCTGAGAAGATGATCGTCTGATCCGTACCAGACAGAATGACGTTCGCGCCCCCCTGTAGAACGATGTTCGTGCCGCTCAGGGTCGATACGCCCGCAGTGTTCCCGCTAAGGGTTATGTACTGCTTATGTGCAGAGTTCCAGTCCGAAGGACGAACGATCTGCGTTGCGTTGGCTGTTGTCGTTGCACCAGCAGAGTTGAATACCGTCACCGTTCCAGTGAAATCGGCAATCGGGCTGCTGAGTACGTGAGAGATAGCCATTGCTGTGCCTTATGCGGTACGCAGAATAGCCGTTGTCGCCGAAGGCGCAGGGAAAACGACAGTGAATCCTGTGGTTGTGTTGGATGTCTTGTTCGCGCCAAAAGAGAGAACGCAGATAGCGCGATTTGCTTTGCTGCTGTTGTAGACCAACGCTCCGGCTGCCGTCAACGCGACCCCAGCCCATGTTGCATCGGTAAAGTCCACGTATGCAGTAGTGCCAGATGACGTGACAACGACTCCAGCCAGCGTTGCACCGCCTGCTGTATAGCCTGCACTAGCTACTTCATTTGTCGTGCTGTAGGCTGTCGTAGTGGCGTCCAGTGACGCAGCACTGGTGTACAGAGCTATCTTCAGGACATCGACAGTGAAGTCGTGGATGCCCTGATACCGCTCCACCTTGAAGCTGGTGCATTCGGCAGAGACGATTGTCATATCACCTGAATCCGTGTCTGACCACTGCGGTACGCATCCTGCCGCATCCTGCCATCACTCAGGTTCTTCAACAACGTCAACGCCTGCTTGTACTGGTCCGAATACAGCGCAACCATGTCCTGTTCGCCCTTCATGAACCGGATAGCCTCGACCATCACGGCGTTGAACAGCACAGAATCAAAATTGTCGCCCAGCCACGTGGTGCTCGCCGTGACGATGCTTGTCGGGTAGAAGAAGTAGTGCAGTTCTGCAGAAAGACTATCGCTTGGCGTCGGGCCAAGAATGAACGAGAGTTCGTTGGGAGAAGCGCTGTCCGGGCCAAAAATGGCGTAGTACTTGGGCACGCCCGTACTTGTTGTGATGGGATACGCTTCTCTGATGAAGTTCACGTCCTTGTTCAAAAGGTACGTGTACTCGCCAATGGCACTGATGACTGCCAGCGAAAATACAGACAGGAAATCTGTGGGCGCCGTAAGGTACTGGTTGCCTGAAGTCAGCGCGCCCGTGACGTTCTTGCGCAGTGCTGGAAGCTGGACAGAGTTGTATATTTTCTGCTCTGCGATCTTCGTCATCGTGGCGAAGTCAACTGCACTGAACGTATTTTCGCAGTAGTCCTCTACTGCCACCTGTAGTTCTGAGTAGTTCATGGTTTACACCGTAACGGTGACTGCTCCTACTGCGCCAGTGCCTGGAGGGCAATATACCGGGTTCCATCCCCAAGAAATGTTTCTGCTGTCCGGATAGCCGCGACTGTCTGGTCTTGGATTACGCAGCGCCTGGGGATCCGCAACAGGAAACATGCCAAGCATCAACTGTGGGTGATCGACTTCCCAGCACACCCTGCACACCATGACATTGGTGTGTTTTCCTTTGACTACCAGCTCTTTCAGTTCCTTGAGTTTCACGCGAAACCCACACCGGTCGCATTCCGCTATGGCCTTTTTGCCGGATGCGAAGCGGTTCGTCATTTCGGGCTCAGATCACCGCCGCACGAGGAACGAAACGAACCGGCGCTTTGTCTCGATCTTCATCGCTGGCCTGAATCCAGGCTTCGTCGTACTGCTGCTTCAGCAGCCCCATGCGCTCCATGGCACCAGGAACCTTCAACGCAAGGTAGTACGCAAGCCCCGCAATCATGGCAGGCAAGAATCGGAACGGGATGTCCATCGTGTTTACACCGCCGGTAGCGTCATAAATACGACGAAGCCGCCAGTACACGAACGTGTAGAACGACGTTTGATCCGGAATGGGCCACACCGTGATGGTTGGCGTTTCCACTGCGCGATTGACGTAGACCTGGATCGGCCTTGCTTGCTGCAGCTTGTTGGGGATGGTGGCGTATGTTGAAACGCTGATCCTTGCTACAGACAAGTCACTCTGCGTTGCCGTCACGCCAGCGCCCGTGCGCATGACGTGCTCCATCAGGTCTACCGTATCGTCGGGAAGATCATACGTAGCCGTCCCCGCCACCATAGGGATGGACCCCTGCTCAACCGTCCATAGGTTGATCCCGCGATTAGCCCAATCAGCAAACAGCAGGTTAAGGCTACGCCGTGCAGTACGTAAATCGTATCCCGAACGCGACTCACCGCCACACCTCTCAAATGCTTCTTCGACAATCTCAGTCAGGTCAAGCGCGAACGTGTTGACGCCGGAGGTAGTCATTTCTACCTCATTTTTCCTACTGTCTTACCTTTTCGTGCACACCCATCGCCACGGCAAACAAAGCCGCCCTTTGCCATCGCACCCTGTCTGCCAGGAACTTCTGGCCTAGCCATGACGGGGGTAGCAGAAACACTGGGCATTACTGGCCCTGGCATGGTCCCAAAGTTGCTTGCTGGCGGCCTGACTGTTGGCTGTGGTCCTGGCAATTGCCCCTGCATCTGCCCCCCAGACGCACGAAGAGCTTCAATTAGACCTGCAGGAGGTGCCGTAGCGGGTTGTTCTGCCGCACGATTCTGCATTGCGTTAGCAACATTTGCTGCCATCTGCGCACGATTCTGCATTCCCTGCGCGTTGCGCCCACGAAAACGATTCCCCATCGAACCTTTGAACATGTGGTTCTCCTAGCAAACGCCCTTGAAGCCCTTGCCTTTGGTGGCTGCACCAGTGCCGCGCATCATCCCGCCCGTGGCCTTCTTGACTTTGCCACCACACGCGAAGCGAGACTGCTTCTTGTCCATCGCCTCTTCCTTGGCAGAACCCTCTTTCATGCCCCCTTTTTCCTTATCCTTGCTGGATTTCTCGAAGAGGAAAAACGGTTTCTTTGCCATCACGAACTCCTAAAGGGTTTTGCCGTTTGCACGGAGTTTTTCGAGGTTCCGACCACGCGCCAGCATGCCTTCGTTGGTCTTGCCACCAGTGCCCCTGCGGGCTTTTCCACCGGTCTGAACCGGCTGCGTCTTGGGTTGCGTTGCCATGTTTGGCTCCTTAACCAAAAAAAGCGGTGATTGAGCTTACGTCCGTCATCACGGCGTAGATGCTGGTAGAGAACAAGATGCCCTCGCCTGGGATCTCGACGTAGTGCGGAAGAATCGCCGTTTGCACTGGCGTGTTGAGCGTCAGCAATGCCGTACCACCAGAGCCGCCATCTTTGAAAACGACGGTTCCCGCAGCCCCGGTAGGCATCATGTTGACGCCCTTCAAACGAGAGCGCCCGACAAACACATCACCAGAACCCGTGAGGTTTTTGGAAAGGACATCACCCTGCATTTGCGGCTCCCTGCTCCACAGGTTCTACTGCTGGAGTGTCAAAACGGTCGATGAGCATCCTGTACGCCCCGCTGGCGCCTTCAGCTTGCAACACAAAGGATTTCGCCTTTGCAATCTCGCGCTGAAGGTCATCCAGCTCATCCTGCAGAAACTCTCTGGTTATTTCCATCAAGCCCCACCAGTGCGGTTTGAAGACGCCGTGGTGCACATGATGTAGCGTACCGCCCCGGCGGAATCAATGATGCGAATCGAATCCGTCATCACCTGTGTGGTGTGGGGTGCAAAAATGCCGCCAGATGTCGTGGCCGGAACATTCATCATGTACGCGATGGATCCCGTTCCGCTGTTGGTGAAGCGCAGGAACGACACGTTGATGCCCCACGATCCGCCCGTAGCGAAGTCACTGTCCAACTGGATACACGCCAGCGTGCCGCCCGGAGCTGTCGAATTCCCACCCAACGTGGCGCGAATGGCATTGCCTGCGCCTGTAGTCAACGTACCCGAGCCGTCAACCTCCATCGTGATGTGTGCACCGTTGATGGTGCCGCCTGGAGCTGCGTTGGCTGCCGTCACAAGCGTCCACGCTCGCAACGTTTCCCCCGAACCTGCCGCAGTGAACGTCAGCTTCTTGTAATCCATGCGCGTATCGCCGCCGGTAGCGGACGAAGAGGCGTACGACTGGCTGAGTTTGCCCGCCGTAGTGATCAGGATCGGGTCGGTGGAAGTGCCGGATTCAAAGCCGTTTGCGGACGCAACGGGGCCAGAAAAGTGGCTATATCCCATGATGGTTCCTCAGTTTGCGCCCGTAGTCCTTGAGGGGAGGTCTGCCAAGTCAGTCTACAGGCTGGGTATGGGGGTCTTGGTCTGCTTGTTTATACACCTGTGATGGGGGATGTGCAAGCAGCTTGTTTGGAAAGTCAACAGGCGTGAAAAAGCCCACCGAAGTGGGCTTTTTTGGTGTTTTTACGGCATTAAGTCGTGCCGGAACTCCCGAAAATACCCAACGGATCAGAAACTCCGAAGCTGTACCGTTCCCTCGCCTTATAGCGAGTGTTCCCGGTATCAAAATCCCCTTCCATGGAAGTTGCCATGCCGACCCGCACAAAGTGCTTCAAGCCGTTGGGGATGTCAGTGGTGAGATACCACGCATTGGTGTCCGTCAGCCAGTGGTTGACTGCATAGCCACCAGGGATGGAACCGTTGCTGACCAGGGCGTTGATGTCGTTGTCCGCCGTTCCGACACGCAGTTGCGTTTCCAGCAGTCGGGTTGCGACGAACTGGAGCGCCGGAGGAATGATCAACTTCTTGGGCTTGGCTGCGATCAGCAGACCACGCTCATCGACCCAAGCCGCAATCTGGATGACCGCAGCTTCCAGCGAAGTCTCGTTCAGGTCCACCATCGTAGCTGGCCTGTTCGAGTTGGTGCCGCCAGAAACCAACGGATGGTCCGTTGCGCACAACACCTTGCCGTCACCGTACGTGGGGTTGCCCACAGCAGTGAAAGCCGTGTTGAGGATCGCCGCTGCCTTGACTTGCTTCGTGTAGGCCATGGCGCGAGCCAGGGATTTCGTGTAGCGAGCCGAAAGCGAGTCGTACAGGTTGTCTTCCATCGCCTCTTCGGTGACAGAGAAACCCATTGCGATGGTTTCGTGGGTGTAACGCGCAGTCCACGCCTCTTGAGCGTTGTCGTACGCGAGTGCCGCGCCTTCGGACTTGACGGGCGCTGCCGCAAAGCCTGCCAGCTTGGTTTCTTCCTCGAAGGAACGTTCCGAGGTTTCCACCTCGTAGATTTCCTTGTGCTCTTCGCCGTAGCGGCTGTACTCCATGCCAAACAAGGCATTGAGGCCAGGGAGCAGCTCTTTGAGCAGTTGTGAACGAGAGATTGCCATGGTTGTTGCTCCTTAGATCGCAAGCGAGTTGTAGTAGGAGTGGACACCCAGATTGAACTTCACGATCAGCTCAGGATACGTGTCGTTCGGTGTGGCAATGTCAACAATCCGCAGCGGCAGCGTTGCAGTGGAAGCCGTCCAGCCCCAGTTAGAGCCCGTATCCGCCACCATGTTTGACAACCCCGTTGTTGCGCTCCCAGTGAAGGTCTTCAGCTGCACGTTTTGCCCAATCGCACCACGTGCGCCATTGGTTTTGCTGCCAACTGCGGTGTCACACTGAATGGTGTACAACTGATCCGGGTCATCCCAGACCTTGATCCACACATCGGTATAACCGGCAGTGACGGCACCAGTGGGCAGGTACTGTGCGTGCAGCGGTTGCTTGGTGTCAATCGACACGTAGCGAACACCTGCGCAAATACCAACGATACCCGCGCTACCTGCAGTAGCAGTGCCAGTCCACACAGGAGCAACCGGTGCCGTGCTAGACCACGGCGTAATGACACCATTCGTGTCCAGCTTCATCAGTGCGCCCGTATAGTAGGCGAGAGCAACGTTGCTCGGAAGCAAATACTCCCGAACGGTGCCGCCCGAGAATGCCTGACCACCAATCAAATTGATGGGGCGCATTCCGAAGGGGGAAAGAGTAGCGGCCATTTAAGCCTCCTAGAAAGTTAAGTACCGCGTCCGAACGACACCTTGGTTTTCCGATCTTTGAAGAGCGGCATCCTAGGATCGTTCTCGCGCATGAAGTTGTTGTCAACAGCAGCCATTTGCCCTTCGGTCTGCGACTGGTAGTACGCAGTACGTTGGGCAGCAAACTCGGTGGGGATCTTGCAAAGGAGCAGTCCGCCAATCTCGATACTGTCTGGGAAACGGTTTTTCGCGCTCATTCCAGGCAGTTGAATTTCGGGATGGTCAGACGCTTTGACTGGCTCCCAACCTTCACGGAGCTTCGAGGAAATGTTCATGGGGTCATCGTTGCCCAGCGTACTGAGCCTCACCCAACGAAAGCCAAAGCCGGGTTCCGGATTGGGGTCCGGAAGCATTTGCGGGGGCTGCCACTGTTTGGGCCGCTCGTCGCCTGCACGACTTTCAAGTTCTCTGGGGGTACGTGACATGTTCATTTCCTGTTAAGTTCCGCGACTTGCTTCGCGTAAAGTTCCAGAGGAACGTTCAGCTTCTTAGCAAGGTTCACTTGTGTCTGCGTCAGCACGATTTTCTTCGGCGCGGTGCTGCGTGTGGCTGGGGCTACGACGGAGGATTTGCGTTGCGTTTCACCAGCCCTGTCGGAGGATGTCGCATCCTTGAAGGCGTCTGGAAACACTTGGCGTACACGGGAATTGATCTTCTCGTAGTACTCGTCGCTCGTCGGGCTCACCCCGCTTTCCACAAGTTTCCGGTGGACCGTTAACGCTACAGCCGTCATCTCGTCGTCGCTGCCAAACCAGCGGTTATTTTCTTGCCAAGCACGCGCTTTGGTATCGACGGGAGGTGTGGATGTAACTGCTGCAGGTTGTACTGCATTTTCTTTCGGCTGTAAAGCCGGTTTGAAGTTATTGACCCGATCTGCCTTTATTTTCGCTGAAGTCAGGGCATCCTGGGCTTCAATGATGGCGTCGGTGTCAAAGGCTTCGTGTGCTTCGCGCAGCTTGCGCTTGGCGGCGTCGATTTCTCCCTCGACAACCTTCTTGGCCTGCTCCAACAGCGCACTTTGTCCCTGTCCAAGGGAGCCCTGAAGGCGCTTGTTTTCTTCCACGAGCCCCTGTGCAAGACGCAAAGCCTCGTCTTTTTCGCGCTGCATCGACTCTTTGGCACGCCGTTCTTCGTGGTATCCCTTCGTGAAGTGCTGGATGCGCTTTTTCACGCTTTCGCTGTACTGCTCCAGCTCTTCATCCGTCACTTCAGCAGGCGGCTCCTTCATCGGAGCCCGTCCTTTGTCGTCTTCCGGGGTGTCGTCGATGATCTCGACTTCCACTTTTTCACCCGCATTGATTGCGGTTGGGTCAGTAACCTCGTCCGGGAAAACGAATGGGGTCTTGTCGGTGGTGTCTGTTTTGTCGGTCATGCTCGTCTCCTACACGCGCGAGATGCCACGGGGATCTTGAACGATTGCCTCAACGGAATCGTCATAGATGATGCGAAATTCCCGTCCGTGAATCTTCATCCGCGTACCGGAATTGGCACGAACAACGATGAAATCCCCCGGTTTGCACGAAGGCCCGTGAGGGAACTTCGCCTTGTCCTTGTAGGCATCAGGGCCGACCTTCACGACGAACAGCACGGGAGACAGCAGCTCCTCGTACATCACGGTCTTGCCCGCCTTGATGATGCCGCCGTCGTACTTGGCGTCCACCTCGGGCAACATGCACAGCAGGTGGTACGTCACCGGCTCGGGAAGCTGTTTTGCTTTTTCTTCATCCGTTGCCGGAAGTACTGTCTCGTTTCCCTTCTCGTCTGCCAACAGCAAGTCAGGTTGTTCCATCAACATCGTCATCACCATGCTCCAATTTCCGCACAAGGTCGTTGATTGCTTGTTCTGCAAAGGAAAGACCCCGGATTTCCCCTGCCAAGTG